CATTAGTAATATTTGGCTGACTTGATATAGTCACATTGCCGGCGTAGTTAGCAAAATTACTATTACCAGTTGTACCAGTGATGTTACCAATAAAATATGGCGCAGTTATATTACCAACACTAATGATATTATTGGGTGTGTTTAGATTACCAGTAATCTTATCATATGTAAATCCAGCATTGCCACCAAATGCTCCTGCATCATTAAATTGTACTTGCGTATTTGTGCCACCGGCAGTGTTAGATCCTGCTGTATTGAAATAATTAATAGCAGTACCAGTATTAGCAACAGCAGCCAAATAGAAACCATTTGCACCAGTAGTCAATCCGCTATCTGTGTACAATCCTACATTACCGCTACCTGAATAATTATTTGAAAGCTTTATATAAAAACTTTGACCGTTAACGATTGCATTAGCATTAGGTCCTGCTACGTTACTGATTGAAACTAATGTTCCATTAATATATGGAGTTGTATTAGCAACAGTCATTATGATTGGATTAGCATTGCTTAATGCTTGTATGTTTATAATTTGTGAACCTTTACTAGTCCAAGTAAGATTACCTGTACCATCAGTCGCTAAAACATAATCATTTAAACCACCACTGATTTTAACGTTGCTAGTACCACCTAAATTAGCAACATTAGAAATCAATAAATTTTGTAATGTTGCAGTATTTGTGACACCATTGTAATTAAAGCCATTAGATCCTGCTAATTTACCTAACAAATTATATTGCACATTTGTATTGCTACCGCCAGCACTGGGACTTGTACCTGCAAAAATGTTTAATTGTGTAGCATTTGCAGTGAAAGTTGTTGTTGGTTGAGTAACAGTAAAAGTAGCCGAGATTGGCGTTACTTGTATATTAGCATTAATTTCGCTCATTATTGATACCTTATGATCAAACCAATCGGTTCACGATTTACGTCTGTTAAACCACTTAATGGATCTGTACGTGTTACAGTCATCGTTACGATTGCTAGTAATGATGTAGTATCATTTAACCCAGGTGTAGTTCCTGGTGTTGTACCACTCATTGTAGTTGGGATATACAAATAACCTTCACCAGTTGCTGGAGTAGTAAATACTGCCGCTAATGCAATAGGAGTTGTTGGCTGAGGACTAATTAATACAATATTTTGAATATCGATATCAACTGTATTACTCACAGTTTCAGGTTCATTAATATCAGCAGTATACCATTTACAACTAGTACTTAATGCCCAACCAGTAGTATTGATTGGTGTTCCTGTTTCATCAACAAATGCTATTGCTAATGTATACGCTTCAAGAGTGTATATCTCTAAACATTGCAGTGGCGTACCTGCGATTGTTGCTGTTTTTGCGCCTGTTAGTAAAAGACTCATAGATTTGTTTCCTTATATGTATTTATTGTTTCTATTATGCGAACGGACTAAACGGTAGACCTTCGCCGATGTACTTGTCAACACCACTTGTAGTTTCTATCAACATATCAACGTGTAAGAAATATACTTTTGTACCACTTACAATATTCTTAACCCATATTGACATATTTGTTATTGGATGTGCCGCTGATGGAAATTTACCACGATATACAAAGTTATAACTTATATAGTATGGACGATTTGCTTTGATATCTATTGAGCCAACTTTCTCTTGACCAAGATAGATATTACCATTGTTTTTCCAACCACCGCAATAGAATAATGTTGTATCACTATCACAACTTACTTGGAAATTACAATATGCCATATAATAGAAATCTTTATTTGGCACATAACCTGTATTCAAATCTTTGTCAATAATTGAATACCAACCACCTGTTCCAGCACTCATTGGTCCTTGATAACCAGCACCTACTGGAGTTGGTCCAATGATCGTATTAGCTACTGGCGCACCAATACCTGTCAAACTGTCTGCCGCAAATCCATTTGCAGTTGCACTTGTACCTTGCAAGAATGGGTAATAATAACTTGAACTTACTGTCGTACCTTCAAGATAACCAATCGCACCTTGTTGTACATTACTTAGATTGTATGTAAATGTTCTGTTAGCATTTTGTAATGAAAAAGCACCAGTACTTTCAGGACCAACGATTAATGGGAATGTTGAACCACCTACCGGTGTTACTGGAGTAAATGATAACTTACTTGCATCGATTGTACCGTTTGCAATGTTATTACCGGTAACAGTTAAATTAGCAATTAAATTACCATCAATTGTACCAGGAACAATTTTACTACCAGTGATTGTACTATTTGAAATATTATTATCTGTAATACCACCGTCAGTTCCATCCCAAACAGTTACACCAATACCATCCCAAATAAATGCTGTACTGCTTGCGCTTGTTCTACCTGCACTGTTATTCTTAGCTGTTACGCTAAAATAATATGTTCCTGGTGGTAAGTTACTGAAATCAATACTTACGCTTTCGCTTGCATTGAACGCTGTACCATTACCTTTGCTTCTGCTTAACAATAATCTATGTGTTGCAACATCATTTGTCAAGCCAAAGTTAAAGTCCATATACAATGTAAGACCCGTTACTGGCGTGCTACTTGTTACTTTAAATGATTTAACATTACCAAGAAGATTAGGATTCAATATAACTGTTGGTGTACCTGGAGCACTGAACACGTTTGGATCAGTTAATCCTGTGTTATCTGCTGGTACAAAGTCTTCTAATACATTGTCAACATAAACTGTGTCATTATATTCAAATGCAGTAATACGTGCACCTAAGCTACCATCTTCTAGTTTAGCTTCTTGTACTTGATTAACACGGAATAGCTTTTCTACCCAACCATACTCTGCTAATGTAACTTTGATAACATCACCAGCTTCGATTTGTATGCCTGAATAGTCAAGCATAAAGTTAATTGTCAAATCTTCACGACTTTGTAGTAATCTACGTACACCAAGATACAATGCTTGAATGTAGTTGTTTACAGTTTGGTACTGAATAACTAATCTGTTATCAGCTTCATTTGGACTCAACAAATAAGGATCATACCAAGGCTTGCTACTGTCTGTTAAGTCAACAACTTGGAAGTCTGTTTGATCTTTGATATTTGTATTTGGATATTGTACTTCTAAACTGTTGTAAGTTTCGTTTAAATTAATTGGATTGATATCAATACCACCAATCAATACACTACTATCAACATTATATAATTGACCTAATGTTTGACCAGCTTGTGTATAGCTTTGATTGATAACAACTTTCCATCTACCAGTCAATTCACTATATTGTAACCAACTATCACAAGCGTCAACTAACTGTTGCAAATTGCTTAAACAGTTATTACCTGTATTCAATGGGCCATTAATCACATAACGATTTTGTGTGGCTGCTGGTACAGCAGGATATCCTACTGGATGATATGTAATCTGATCTGCTGAGTATGCAGTTAAATCTGCTAAACTAGTTGTATCAATTTGATCTGAAGGGATAGCACAACCATATACATTGTTATACATATAATCATATAGTACTGCACCTGGATCGTTTAATGGGTTAGTTAATTGTACACTAACTTGATCTAATCCAGTAGTACCTGCATTAGTATCATATTCAACTCTGATAACTAAGAATGCGGCATTTGTCATTGTGTCTGTGCTTGTCCAACGAGCACTAACTGGTATGCCACCACCTGTACTACTATCACTCAATATCTGTATAGCTGTTTGTCCACCTGTATTAACACCGCTACTTGAGCCATTTGTAAATTGATAGATGTAAATCTTACCAGCCATATTAGTATCAACTTGTGGCGTGCTTGTGTTAGTTGTTAAACTTACAACTTTGGCAGCATCTGCACCAGTACCAAATGTAACTAATTTACCACCATAGTAGATATCACCATAACTGTATGTGTCTGGTGTTTGACCAGGCATTGTGTTTGTAACTTCTGCTAACGTACAAACATACCACATAAATTTGTTATCTGTGCTTATCATAGCATCAGTGATAGTTGGTGCAACATATGCAGTACCATAAACTACTGGTAATTTGTTATCTGTTGATGGGGGCAATTGTACACGTGAACCTGCATTACTTGTACCACTGCCACCACTACCTTGACGATTACCTATTAATTTGCTGATACCATTATACAGTACCATCTTTGCGCCAAATGCGGCAACACTTCCAAGAAATGCATATCCTGTAACTGCTGTGACTGCCGCGGCGATTGCTGTAAAAACTGGCATCTTAATTACTCCAAGTGTGTTCTATTGGTCTTAATCCAAAACGACTATAATTCAATTGTTGACCTTCCATTTGACTCATCGTATAATTTACTATCACGTTATCTTCTACAAGAGTATCGCAATGTTCAATATATTTGCTTAATAATCTATATCCAGTTGTTGAACCACGATGTTCTGGCTCTACCCAATATACGATTTCATTCATCACATATTTTGAATGATCCCATAAGTAGGGAGTTTTAACTGCTAATAACATACCAATTAATTCGTTATCTTTTTGATCTACATATGCTATGCCACCACCAGCTAGTATATGTGTCAATATGCGTATTGGAGTAGTTTCATCTGTGATATCTTCTACACCATTAATTTTACCACTGTCACGATAGTTACGCAACATATTAAGTATCTGTGGTACATCAAATTTATTTGCTATTCTAATCATTATGGTATTTCCGTAGCATAACTCTCAGTTGTTAACTGAGTTTCTTGACCTGCACTACTTGGGTTAACTGATGCTGAAGTTGCAGGCTTACCAAAGTCGAATGAATAACCACTGATACTGTACACGTTATCCATACTAGTATCTGCGCTATTGAATTCTTGCCAACTGCTTTTGTTTGTTTTACGACCTGCAATACGATTCTCTAACACAGCTTTATAACTGCTTGCGCTTAGTGTTACAATAAAATTATCAGATTGATCTTGGCGTTCTTCTGTAATGTTATAGCTTGTAACTAGTCCAGTGAATCTATGTGCTGTGCTGGTTAATACGTAATTGTTTGCGACATTACCATCGCCACCATAGAATCCACGTGTGATTTCTAATTTACTACCACGAATCTTACCATTTGTATCTAATACTGCATAGATGTTATTGCCATCGATACCGCTTAATGTAACACTGGTGTCTGCACTTGTCGCACGTAAATCACGTTGTTGTACGCCAATAGCTAACAAGCCACCTAATGGTGTATATGTTGTGCCAGCAATTGTTTCATATTGATATGCACTACTGAATGTGTAAACTGTTGTGTTTGCTGTATTACCATATTCATTATAAATGGTAAGCTTAACAAACTCAGCGTTGTTTACATATGATTGATTGCCTGCTACTGCTGGTATATTATCCATTATGCTGTTCCTACAAATTCGTATAACTGAAAGCTATCACTAAACTCAATCAATGCGTTACCAACAGTAGTATTACCTACTCTTTGATAACCACCTGGTATCAATTTGTATGTTGGCATATTTGGACAGAACATATAAAACTGACATTGATTACCAACAACGATACCAGCTCCAACAACACTACCTGAAATAATGTTTGGTCTGTTAGTTGTGATTGTTACAGTTGAGCTTGTACCACGTAACACTTGTGTTGTGCTAGTGAATGGGTATGGATGACCAACAATCTGAATCAAATCGTTAGGCTCAAATAACACTCTATTGCTTGCCATTGTTGGCAATGCTGTTAACACTAATTGATCACCTACAAAGCTTTGCACACTTAATGTATTACGTTGTGTAAGACTCATCACACCTCTGTAACGATATATCCAACTTAACGCACTGTTGTTACTGAATGTAATAAGTTGTGGTGTAATTCTATCTAATGTGTCTAATGCTTCCATTAAATCACGTGCTTCATTGTATTGATAGCTATTGGGCATATCTAATGTGAATTTCCAAGGATTCTTTGTTGGTGTGCCTGATACTCGTGGTATTTCATTTCGTGTATATTGTACACCAACTACTTTACGTCTATCAATGGCTAAACCATTACATCTATCAATTATGTTTTGTAAACCTGCCATATATTTCCTTATCTGCTATAACTCATCTCTTTGCGAGCCATTTCAACTGTACCAAATAGTGTTTTGCGATTTTCAGCAAATAGTTGAGCAACACTCTTAGCATCTACTGCACTAATATTGTTTGTGATATATGTATTACCACCAGCGCCGCTAGTACCTGCAGAACCACCATTAGGTATGATTGTGCCTGCTGTTCTTGGTACGAATAGTTCAGGACCTTTCTCACCAACGATACTTGGTTTATTGATTGGTGGATTACCACCTTCTGCAAAGAAGCCACCAAACATACTTGCAAAGAAGCCACCTGCTCCACCTAATACTTTACTTGCGGCAGCTTTCAACTCAATCTTAATTAAGTCTTTAATAATACTCTTAGCCAAATCACTGAAACTACCTTTACCATTCTCAACAAAGTTATCAATGGCACTGTTCATATTGCTAGTGACTGCATTAAACATCTCACCTGCTTGTTGTGCGGCATTAGTTGCACTATCAACATATTTGGTAAATGCTTCTGTCCAACCTGTACTCCATTGTCTGCTAACATCTAAATCTGCTAACTGTGCTTCTTTTAATGCATTAGTCAAGTTGTATAGTTTAGCTAATTCGCTATTCATTTGTTGGATATTAGTAAAGCCATCTTCTGTTTCAAAAGCAGCCATAATTGCGCCTGCCATATCAGTTTCAAGCAATTGAATGTTTCTTTCAATCTCAGCTTTCTGCTGATCAAATACTGATCGACCACGTTGCTGACCACCAAACATAACATCACTCATTGATTTTTGCAATTGCCCAAATATACCACTAGTAGTTCCAGCAATATTGTTTTGTCTTTCCATTGCACTTGTAATCAATTGTAAATTGTTTAAACGATCTTCTTCAAGTAATTTAAGGTCTTGTAATCCACTTAATGATGCAGTAATACGTTGTACATCAACAGCCGTTTGTTCTTTAATTTTCTGAATCTGTGCATCATAGATTGGAACAAGTTTCTGTTCATCTTTGCTTAATGCATCTCTTGCAGTTCTTAATTTTTCAGTTTCATCGCCGGCTCTTTTATATACTGCCTCTTGTGCTTTAATTATTTCAATGTGCTCTGCACTTTTACCAATAAATGATTTTTCTAAATTGATATTATCAATAATTTCACTGCTTTGTCTAGCATATGCTACACTTGATTGTTCAATTGCTTTACGTTGTTTTTCAAATGCATCAGTAACTTCACGAGCGGCTTCTGCCTGCTTTTCCATATCTCCTGCAACTTGGCTGTTACCACCAAAACCAAGTGCACTTTTTATTTTGTCATAGAATAGTGCGGCAGCCGCGGCTGCTCCTGCCAACAAACCAATTACTGGTTGTATCGCTGTACCAACATATTGTATACCTTTTGCGAGTATTGGAGTTTTAGTAATTAAATTACTAAATGCTAAACTGATACTAGCAAGCACATCACTTATGAATGCTCCAACTTTACCCATTGATGATAGTCGCAAACTTAAATTTAATAAGAAACCACCAAGTGCTTCTGCGGCTAGACCCATAGCTGTGATTGCGCCGGCGACTAATTGTACAATTTTAGCAAATACTGTCATTGATAAAACAACAACACCCAATGATAACAATACTTTAATAACACCTACAATAACATCAATACTTACATTTAAGGTATTTACAAAATCAAGTAATGGTTTAATTGCTGTGAGTAATGCAATACGTGTGTTGTTTAATGTAACTTCTAATTGTTGCTGAGTTGCAGCCGCACTCTTAATTGCATCTGCATATTCTTTACTACCACTTGCGGCAGCTTCATAACCTTGACTTACACCTTTTAAATTAACACCACGTAACCCTTTACCAAACAATTCGCTGGATATTGCGGCACGTTTAGAAAGATCATTTATTTGTCCTAGACCTTTAATTGCTTTTTCAAACAACTCTTGTTCTGTTAATTTTTGTAAATCACTTAATGTAATACCTAAATCATTAAATGCGTTTTGTGTTTTGGCACTACCACTTGCGGCTTCTGCAATTGATAAAACAAATTTGTTTAAACTTTGTTGGGCTTTCTCAGCATCACCACCATTTTGTGCTACTGCACTACTAAAACCCATAATTGCATCAACAGCTATACCGGTAGCGTCACTAAGGTCTGATATTGCATCAGCCATTCGTAATGCACCACTAGTAAATGCACCTAATGCTAAACCAGCTAACGCAGTTCTTAATTTACCAAAACTATTTTGTAAGCCAGTAACACTCTTATTCAAACTATCAATATTACGTTGAGCAGTTGTAGTGTTAACATTTACATTTACGTCTAAATTCTCTGCCATATTATCTTCCTTTTACAATCTGCGCTAAACGCTTTTTAATATAATCTGTTGTTGGCTTACTCATACCCACTGGGGCTTGTTTACTACCACGCATACCTCTACGTGTCATATGACGACCTTTATCTAACACTTCTGCATAACCATAATCTGCACTAATAGTACTACCTTTAAGCTTAGTATTACGCTTTGCAAATCCAGTTTTTACTGGTGTCTCATCTTTAAAAACTTTATAAGCTTCTTGTGGTAGCTTTTGAAGTTTCTGTTTGATTCTATTCAATGACTTCGTTACAGTATTATTAAATGTGACATTTAAAGTAATTGACATTATTGACCCTTGTTCTTGTTCAACATAGCTAACAATTCATCTTGTGTATAGTCTGGTAATGGATCCATTCCATTGTTCATAGCTTTCTTATGATGAAAATTCTCAAAACTTAATGCTATATCCATAATATACAAATCCAATGTATTGCTTCTACTTAATACTTCACTAGGTAACATTCCATAACGTTTACCTAATCCATCTATCATCAGTATTGTTGCCATCTTTTCACTTTTAGGATCAATACTGTCGTTAGTTACTTTCCCAACAGTTCTGTCACCTTTGCAATTGCTTTCATCAACACGTGAGTTGGTAACATTGCATCATCTTTAAGAACTTCTTTGCCCTTTTCATCTAAGATTAATGTGCGAACAACACCAATAATACTAGTTGTGTCTGAACCACTTGCGCTTGCAAGCTTCATAAACACATCCATAGGTTGACGATCCCACGTCCAGAATTCGATTGGTTCACCAAATTCTTTAATGGTATCTTCGTCATCAATATGAACGTCTATTAGTTGGGGCTTTGCTGTGAGTTGTGAGAGTTTCATTTATTAGTTCCTTTAATTTATTGTAATGTATTTATTCTTTTTCGATTAGGTCTTCTAGTAATTGATTTAGTAGTGCTAGCCTAAACGTTTGTTTCGCTTTCAGTTGTTTAATTGTTGCTTGCATTGTATCAAGCATTGGCATCATCTTTGCCTCATCTGCAATTAAACTGCGTAATTTTTCTTCATTAGTTTTATACCATACTTGTTCTTGTGTCATTTGTTTCTTTCAATAAAAAAGGGAATACGTTTATAGTATCCCCTGTTTTCTTATTCTATAAAATTATAGATTAAGGATTTTGATCAGTAATCATACTACCGTCAACTGCGATAGTCATTGGTGTGACCCAAACAGGAGCTTCTGGGCTTACTGTTGGTGCTAATGAACTGATGAAACCTTGCCCTGCATAGTAATATGCATTTGCAACGTTACCAGATACGTTACTGCTGTCTAAAACTAACTTCCATTGTACTGGAGTTTTGTTCAAACTTAAATTGCTGATACCTAAATTAGCGGCTGATCCACTACCACCTGCTCCGAAGAACACTGTGCTGTCGATAACCATATTTACAGATATCTCATTATCAGCAGGTGTTGTTAGTTTGTTCATATCGACATTACAAAAGTCGGTGTATGAATAAACGCCTGTAGAGTTAGTGATTGTGATATCTTGTAAGCAAGTTACTGCTAAGGTATTTGCAATGTTGCCCCAGTTTGCACTGTTGCTAATCAAATCAGTACTAACCAATAATGTTGGTTGAGTACCTGTTGTGTTTACTGTAATTCTTGCCATTATAGTCTCCTTATGTGTTGGCGTTATGTATTAAATTCTAAGCGTAATAAACTGAATGTCCAAGTATGCTTTTCTGCTTGTGTTGGACCATATGTTCTAACCTGATCGAAATCACGTTGAAAATATCCATCAAACAATTGCTGTCCGTCATCTTTCAATGCTGTTACAAGATTGGCAATGATTGCGTTCACTTGTAAATTATAGGGATCATCTTGGTAGCTAATGTATGTGACATTGAATTCATCAAATGCGTGATAAATTGCACCACAATAATTAACACTAAGCTGATGAGGATTTCTACTAACTGTATGCACATCACTTACATAAATGCCGTACCTTACAACATCACTATCACTAGGGAAGTCGTCATAGATTGGGATATTCGAATTATTTGGAATATCACGTTTCAACACATCAATAATTTGTGCTGTATCTACTGTAGGTGCATTTAGTATGACTGCAACCATTAGAAGTATCTCCTATCGCCATTGAAATAATCAACGTCTGCTGTCCAATTTTCTTCGAGTTTTGTCGTTGGTCCTTGAGGACTATCCATATATAAATCATAGAAGTTCATCAATTGTAACGCTTTTGTCCATTCGTTTTCGCAACGTTTTTGTGCAAACTCATAGTTTTGCAAATCAACTTCATTCATATTAGATACATCGGTTACTAGACTTTCATAGAAAACTAGTATTGCACCAAATGTATCTAAACGAATTAATGTCTGATCGTTTTTGATTAACAAACTTGGATTAAAACTTGAAATTAATTGTCCATTAGGCAAATTAGCATAATAGTAAGCACCAAGAACGGTGTCGCAGTATTTCTGCCACCATCCAAATTCAAGTTTGTAAAGCCACTCTTGTGAAGCAACTTTAAAGTATGGAGCCCAATCAACTTGGAGAGCAGCCGCTCTGCGTTCCGCTGCCGGATCGTAGAACTGAATGTCCTCTACTGTTGCATTTGAGATTCTTTGATA